AAATATTTCAAAGTGAAGTCATTCATCAAAGATGAGACTTACTCCGAGTTCAAGCATGCTCGGGGCATCAATTCGAGAACTGACGAGTTCAAATGTTTTGTTGGACCTACATTTAGGGCCATAGAAGAAGTGGTATACGGAAATAAGCACTTCATAAAACATGTTCCCGTCAGGGATAGACCTCGTGTCATTACGGAACGTTTGTACCGTGTTCGCGCTGAGTATCTTGCCACGGACTACACGGCCTTTGAGTCGTTGTTCACCAAAGAAATTATGATGACAGTGGAATTCGAATTGTACAAGCACATGACGCAAAATTTACCGAACCATAAGGAATTTATGTGGTATTGTTACAATGTTCTTGCAGGAAAGAACATGTGTCAATTTCGCAACTTCAAAGTTAAGTTGATGGCCACAAGGATGTCCGGGGAAATGTGCACTTCGCTCGGTAATGGCTTTGCCAATTTGATGTTCATGTTATTTATGTTGGAAGAGACGGTTGCACAGGGATTGATGGATTTGTCGAAGGTGATGACGGCATCTTTGTTTTCGAGGGACCGGTACCAACCGAGGAAGACTTTGCACAATTGGGTTTGAGAATCAAGATAATCAATCACAAGGATCTAGCACGAGCTAGTTTCTGTGGGTTGATTTTTGATGTGTTTGATCAGTCGAATGTCACTGACCCAATGGAAGTGCTAGTTTCAGTCGGTTGGACTTCATCTAGATATGCACGTTCAGCCAATCCAAAATTGAGGAGCTTGCTTCGTTGTAAAGCGTTATCTTTGGCTCACCAGTACCCCGGATGTCCTATAATTCAGCCTCTGGCTTTTAAATTACTGGAATTGACACGTGGGACAGAAATTCGGAGAACTATATATTCATCGCCTGCTTTTAATAATTGGGAAAGGGAGCAATTAATTGCTGCCCTCAGGGATGAATCGAAAATAACTCCGAAACCGATCGGACAGAACACCAGATGTCTGGTGGCCGAGGAATTTAAACTTTCGTTGGCTGACCAAGACTACATCGAAAAACGAATTCAAAATCTTGTAGATCTTGAGATGATCCAAGACAATTACCTTGAAAGTTTGTGCCCTTCAACGTGGGTGCAGTTTTTTGATCGGTATCACTTCATTGCAAATCGCAAAGGTGATCTGGTTACTGACCACACTCAGTACCCTTCGG